TTACGGCAACGGGAAATATGCGATGCTGATTGCAGGCCAATCGCTTTGCGAGTTATACGTTTCGAGCTTCGAGCAGAATACAAATTCCTTATAATAAGTGCCGTTTTTCTCAGCATGATCATTATAAGTATTCGATCCCATCGAACTGTTATAACGCTGAGTTCCGGTATACTGTCGGCTGGCTGTGCCATCTAAGCAGGTCCGAATACCAGAGGTGCCACTGTTGTAGGAATAGCACCATTTGAGCACAATACACGGCTTTGCATAGCGTGTAGACCAGCCGGAACGAGTGTACTGACCGGAAATTGTGTCGAAAGTTGCCTTGCTGAGCAGATAGTTGTACGCAACATCGCTTGCGCATACCGCCGCGCGTGCCGTAGCAGACGCGGCTACAGCCGTCATAGCAACCTGAGAAGCTGCTACAGCCGTCATAGCAACCTAATGCGACGCAAAGACTCCTCATTTGGCGTTTTGGTATGTATAATAAACATACCAAAATCCGAAAGGGGAATTACAACATGACGGCAAAAACAGAGCTGACAAGGCAGCTTCTCGCAACTTTTGCGGCGGGAACGCCGACCGCGGAAGAACTCGACGCTATCTTAAAAGGCTACATTATTTTTAAGGAAAATGATGAGCAGCGCAGCGACTTGAAGCGGCGGATCAAGCACTATCTGGGTGCGAAGAAGATTGACGGTCTATCCGCCAGAACGCTGGCGAACTACCGCAGCCACCTTGAATTATTTGCATCTAAAGTGACCAAGAGCACGGCCAAAATCACCACCGACGACATCCGAGGTTACATTGCTTTTTTGGACGAGACGCGCAATCTCAAGGAAACGTCACTGCAGACGCATATCAACAGCCTGCGGGCGTTCTTCGGCTGGCTCACGATGGAAGAGAAGATCAAGAAGAACCCGATGAGCAAGATCAAGTCCATCAAGATCGACAAGGTAGGAGCCCGCCAGGCGCTGACGGTGGAAGAACTGGAACGCCTGCGCGATGCCTGCCAGGGCTACCGCGAAAAGGCACTGGTTGAATTTCTCGTGTCGAGCGGATGCCGTCTTAGTGAGGTGGCACAGCTTAACGTGTCCGATCTTGACCTCATCGGCCGTACGGTGCGCGTCACCGGCAAGGGCGATAAGGATCGGCAGGTGTATTTTTCCGTTCGCGCTCGCCTGATGGTGCAGGAGTATATGGTATCCCGCAAGGGCGGCACCGGCTTGTTTGTGAGTAGCAAATCGCCGTACGAGTCGCTGAAACCTCGGGCGATACAGCGTATTATCCGCGCGATCAGCGAGAGGGCAGGACTGGAAAAGCATGTCCACCCGCACCTGCTGCGCCATACCTTCGCAACGCATGCACTGAACGGCGGCATGGACGTTACTGTAATTCAAAAGCTGCTGGGGCATGAGGACGTATCGACAACGCAGATCTATGCGGAAATGTCGGACGAAACCATCAAGCACCAGTACAATAAATATGTCGCGGCGAACTAAGCCGCAGAAAGGAAGGACAAATGAAAATCAACGGAATCAAGGCGCTGGACTATCAGTGCCAGGGCGACAGCCTGACGTTGACGCTGACCGAAACCGACTTTGAAACGGTGTCCAATTTGAACACCGCTCTGGTCGAGGTCCGCACCGATGACGGCAATCTGGTTGAGGCGCACGGCGGCTACGCGCTGCGTGCCATCACCTACGACAAGGACAAGCAGACGTATACCGTCGCTTGCACCACGGCCGCCGACGACACGACCGCGCAGGCAATCTCGCAGCTGGCGGCTCAGGTGGACGAGCTGACGACCAGCAACACCGCGCTCGCTGCGCAGGTGGACTACATCAGCATGATGACTGACACCGATACGGGGGTGGAGTAAATGGCTAACTGGTTTGAGAAGATCAAGAAGTATTATGACGCCAGTCTCTGGACAGGGAAGATGGTCGGCAACGCGGTGGTGAAGAAGAAAATCACCGTCGAGCAGTACAAGGAAATCACCGGCGAGGACTACAACAAGTAATCCAGCCGGAAATTACACTCACGATAGGGCAGAAGCCCGGAAAGGACAAAACCATGTACGAATCTAACATCTACATCAAGAACTGTGCAACCATCAAGAAGTACGCCGGAGATATTGGCGTGCAGCTCGACAAGTTCGACAACGCGCACAGCCTCAAGCACAACGCACTGGCCCGCGCCCAGTACAAGCACTGGCGCAGCGCGCAGACCGGTGTGCCGGAACTGCTGAGCGTAGAGGATAAACGCCTGCTGGGTCTGCTGTAACTGTAATGATAGGGGGGGACGGGGAACCGTCCCTCCGCCTTAAAAGAGGAGGAATGTAAATGGACGGTTCCATTTCCCGTGCCGAGCACGAAGAGTTTCGCCGACGACTCGAAGAAGAAAACCGTCGGCAGGATAAACGCATCGAGCTGCTGGAGGATAATATGCGTGAGCTGAACAGTCTGACCGCCTCGGTTGGCAAACTGGCCACCAGCATTGAGAGTATGGTCAAGGAGCAGGAAAAGCAGGGGAGGCGGCTGGAGACGCTCGAGGACCGCGACGGCGCGATGTGGCGCAAGGTTGTGGCTTACGGCGCGACGGCACTCGTCGGCATTTTCGTCGGCTATGTCGCTCGGCAGCTTGGTTTGAACTGAGAAAGAGAGGTACTTATGAACTGGAAAATCAGAATCAAGAACCCGGTATTCTGGGTGCAGATCGCCCTTGGCGCGTTTGCAACGGCTCTGGCCTATGCCGGTCTGACCGCCGCGGACATGACCACCTGGGCGGGAGTATGGCAGATCATCAAGGCCACGGCGGCAAATCCGTATTGCTTGTTTTTGATCGCGTGCAACGTCTGGTCGGCGTTTAACGACCCGACTACCAGCGGCCTGACGGACTCGGATCGTGCTAAGTCGTACACCGTGCCGCTTGAAAAGTGAGGTGCGCTATGATGGATATTCCGTTTTTGCAGGCTCATACGAGTAATTTTTACTCGGGTCGTGGTGGCAACAGTATCAAGTATATTGTTGTCCACTATACGGCAGGCAACGGCGATACGGCGATGAACAATGCGCAGTATTTCCATAACAACAGCGGTCTGAACGCTTCGGCGCACTATTTTGTGGACGAGAACAGTGTTGTCCAGAGTGTCCGCGATGCAGACGGTGCATGGCACTGCGGCGGTCCTCTGGAAAGCTCGCATCACCCGCTGCATAACATCTGTATGAACCGCAACAGCCTGGGCGTGGAGATGTGCTCGGACAAGGTAAACGGCAAGTATGTCATTACCGCTCAGACGGTAGACCGCACGGCTGAGCTGGTGCGCTGGCTGATGGACAAGTACGGCATCGACGTGGATCATGTTGTGCGCCATTATGACGTAACGGGCAAGGACTGCCCGGAGCCGTGGGTGCGTGATGAAAGCCTGTGGCGTAAGTTCAAGGCGCGGCTGACCGCGCCGGTTGAACCCGAACCGAAGAAGGAGGACGACGAAGTGGTAGAAAAGAAAAAGGTCCTGCTCAACGGCAAGACCTACGAGTGCGACGTCATTACAAATGACGCCACTAACTATATCAAGATGAGATCGCTCCAGCAGGCAGGCTTTACGATCGACTTTGATGCGGTCCGCAAGCTGCCGAGTATCACCGCGCCGCAGTGCCGCACGTTCGTGCCGGACGGCACGCCGGACGTGCAGGCCGCCATCGACACCGTGCAGGAGGTTGCCGGTCTGGAGGAGCAGACGATTGAGTATCTGCTGCGGTACCAGTACGGTGAGCAGCTCGTGAAGAAGCTGGCGGAAGCTATGCAGAAGTAA